TTGCATTCTTTACTAGAATACAGAGTGTTTTCCATGACCAGATAGAAAAAAACATCAAAATGTCAGATAATGGGGAACAAAGAGGCCAAATACCTCTAAGGACTGAGTACCAGATTCTTGATACAATTCTTAAAGGAATACCATTTAAGCATTCATATAGATCATGGGATTTAAAAAAAGTAAGGGACGTTATTGAAATTCCTTTCCATGATTGGACTAAGATAGTATATCTGGATACTAGGTCAATTGAAGGGACCCAGTTAAATGAGATATATAATAAAAATTCACAAGTTTAATGGCAGGGTTTACTGACGATAAAAAATCTTTTTTCAATTCCATAATAGAAAATATCAAGAAGGTAAGTAGCTTTGGTATGGCCTACGAGGATCTTGTTGTTAAAAATTCGCAAGCTGTAGGTATAACAGAAGCTCAGTTTTTACAAAAAGGTGGAATTAAGGATGAATCTTTTCTATTTGGTTTAAGAAGAGCGGATACTACTACAAAACAATATATTGCTTATTTTGATAAGGATTATAAAAACAAAAGACACTATTTACAAGGTTTTGCACAAAACCCAGAGATAGAATTTATTTTAGATACTATATGCGACGAGTCCATAGTCTATGACGAAAAGAACTTCTGGTCGTATTTTTCTTTCATGAATCACGAGGATGTGGACGAAGAGACATACGAGAAAGTTCAGAAAAGATATAAGGAAATATACAACCTATTTGGATTCAATCAAGACATATCAGCTTGGCATCTTTTTAGAAAATTCTTAGTTGATGGTATAATAGCATTTGAGATTGTATTTGACAAGAAAGGTAAAAATATTGTAGGATTTAAGGAGTTAGATCCTGCTTCTTTAGTTCCGACGGTAGAAGCACAGCCTGACGGTTCATTTGTAGATATATGGATGCAATATCCAGATAACCCTACATTAACAAGAAAACTATACGATTCACAAATAATCTATATAAGTTACGCAAAGGGAGGTGGAACATCATCCAGAGTTAGCTACTGTGAGAGAATGATCAGATCATTCAACTTGCTAAGAATCATGGAACACACACGTATTATATGGAACGTGATGAACTCATCATACAGGATGGCAATGACAGTTCCTATAGGTACTAGATCTCCACAAAAAGCTAAACAAACCCTAGGAGAACTTATGTCTATATATAAAGAAGATATAAGATTGAATACAGATAGTGGGGAATTAACAGTTGATGGTAGACCAAAGATACAATTCTTTAAAAACTATCTAATGCCTTCATCACCTAACGGGACTCCAGATATACAGCCTTTGCCTGGTGGTGGAGATGCTACAGCATTCTCCGATACGACAGTTCTTAAATATTTTGCCAACAAACTAAGAATGGATTCCAAAATACCTGCTACTAGATTTGGTAGGGAAGAATCAGGATCTGAGGGTACTATCACATTTACAGCAGAGGGCTTAGATCAGGAAGAAATAAGGTTTGCTAAATTCATAAACAGATTAAGGTCAATATACCAGGACATATTAATGAAACCCCTATGGGTCCAATTTTGTTTAGATTTTCCGCATCTGAAAAAAGACTATTTAATTAAATCAGAGTTCGGTTTAGATTACGTAAAGGAAAATATATTCAGAGAAGCTAAAGAAATGGAAGTTTTATTAGCTAGAAAAGATCAAATAATTAAGATCTCTGGACTTATGAATTCAGAGGGTAAAAAATACTTCAATATGGATTTCCTAGTTGATAGATGGCTAGGAGTTAAAGGACAGGACTTATTAGATAATGTTAAGGCTAAGAAAAAAGCCGCTGAAGAAAAAAAGAAAGCTGAAGAAGAAGCAGGAACAGAAGGTGAAGAAGGAGGATCTACTGAATCTGGAGACAGCGGAGAATTTAAACTATAAAATATAATGGCAGGATTTTTAGACAACATAGGCAAGAATAATCCTAACATTTCTAGGATCTTAAAAACTATTAGTGGATTAGGATCTTTCGGGATGGAATACAAGGATATGGTTATCCAGGACTCTATGGCAATAGGAGCATCCGAAGCCAATATGAGAGAAAGATTCGGATTTACAGATAATGACGAGGATTTCATCTATAGTATAGCTGCTCAGGATACTACCAATAGGAAATATATTGCTTACTTTGATAAGGACTATCCATTCAAGAGAGACTTTTTAAGAACATTTGCTCTAAATGCTGAGATAGAGTACATATTAGATACAATATGTGACGAGGGTATAGTTTATGATGAAAAGAACTTTTTCTGTCATCCAGCCATGATGAATATGGATCTTAAGGATGATGTGATAAAAGCTATGAGAAAAAATTTCAGGAAATTATACGTACTGCACAATTTCACTAATGGAATAAGCGCATGGCAATACTTTAGACAATTATTAGTTGAAGGATTCTTAGCTTTTGAAATAATTTATTCCAGTGATGGAAAGGATATAGTAGGATTTAAAGAATTAGATGCTGTAAGTTTGACGCCTGCAGTTGAAAAAAAACCAGACGGAACAAGAGAAACCATATGGTGGCAATATTACGGAGAAACAACAAGACAAAGAAAACTACTAGATGCGCAAGTAATTTATATTTCATATGCTAAGGCAAATGCAGTATCTAGAGTATCATACTCAGAAAGATTAATAAGATCATACAACTTACTAAAAATAATGGAGCATTCCAGAATTATATGGAACGTAATGAATGCTCAATATAGGATTAAAATGACTGTTCCCATAGGTAGTAAGGCTCCTCAGAAAGCAAAAGAAACCTTAGGCGAACTCATGACTGCATATAAGGAGGATATAAAACTTGATACAAGTTCCGGTGAACTAGCTATAAATGGTAGACCAGATTTACAATTCTATAAGAACTATTTATTTCCTCAGCAGGGAGGAGAATCAGTAAAAGTAGAGACTTTAAATGCACAGGGTCCTAATCTTAATGTAATGGATTCTGTTGTATATTTCTACAACAAGCTAAGACAAGATTCAAAGATACCATATAACAGATTCTCATCAAGATTTGGTGTGGGATCTAACAATGTTTTCAAAACAGCTGCTGATGGTGCAGAGAGAGACGAGGTAAGATTTGCTAAATTCATAACAAGACTTCGATCTATATTCCAAGAGATTATTGTAAAACCTCTGTGGATACAAATGTGTCTAGATTTTCCAGACCTAAAAAATGATCCAGAATTTAGAAGTCAAATAGGAGTAAAATTCGAGAGTGATAATCTTTTTGGTGAATCTAGAGAAATTGAACAACTAATAAAGAAAATAGATTTCATAACAGGTCTAGCAGAAATCAAAGAAACTATAAATGAGGAGGAGGTACAGTTTTTTGACCAAGATTTTATGATAGAGAGATGGCTAGATCTTCCTTATGAAGATATTAGAATGAATAAATCTTACGTCAAAAAAGCGGAAGATCAAGGTAAAGAAGCTGGTGGTACAGGTGATGCTCCAGCAGAGGAAGCTCCTGCAGCAGCAGAAACAACCGAACCGGAAGCAGCAGCAACTGGAGCATAAGAAAACTTATAGGATTTAGCTAATATAATAATATAATCGGAGGAATTATTTTTGTTATTCGATAACGATTACTATATTAGCTAAAACTTAAATATGAATAAAGAACTCCAAATTCTATTACAAGTAGAATCTGCCAATGGAAATGGCTCTCAAAAAATAAAACAGGATTTAATCAAGGATAATTATTCGAAAGAATTAGAATATCTTTTAAAAGTTGCATTAGATCCATTCTTAACTACTAAACTTCATAAACTAGAAGTTATAGAAAATCCACCATACATCATAACAGATTCACAGATTTTTGAAAGATTTACAGATCTTACAAAAAAATTATTTGATGCGCCAGCAGCAAATGATAAATTAAGAGAAGAAGCATTCGAGATTTGTAACTGTTATCCTTTGTCGTTCGATGAAAGAAAAATGTTAGGGAAAGTTCTGACCAAAAGATTAAATATCGGGATAGGTGCAAAATTGATCAACAAAGCACTAGGAAAGGAAGCTATCCCAGATCCGAGTTTAATGTTAGCGCAAGATGACGAATCTGAAATAAACAAATGGGATC